GGGGATACCATAACAAACTATAATATCTCCTCCAGCCAAGATATCTACTCTTCGGGATCAAAAGTATACCACACTGAATATGCTGTAGAAAAATACAATCCATTGTCTGTAGCTCCCCTAATAGGATTAAATCTTGCTACTGCCCCCTTTACTAATACAGTTGAAGTTGCCTCTATTATATATACTTTACCTTCTTCTACCTCATCAGTTAATATTAAAATAGCTGATTTAAGTGCTAAAATTAATTATAGTAATATTGATGTTATATTAAAATTTGAGAATTCCCCTTCTAATATAGCTATTATGAATTTTAAAATGTCCTACGCCAGAATTGATAATAATGGTAATATTAAATTAACTCAATATGGATCCTATCATGGTGACAATAACATTTTACAAATGTTTGGTAACATAATCCCCTCAACTCTCCTATCGGGCCAAGTAGTAAATTTAAAACTTACTCTAAACAATATACCTTTTGCTTTACAAGGTAGGCCCATAGAAATAGTAAGTAAATATGATTCATATACCCTTCCATTTAATATATAATAAAAATGTCTATATTCAACTCAGTCGACATAATTTCAGGTAGTTTAAACATATATAGGGATGGCACAGATTTTGCTAGCCAAAGTGCCTACATTATAAGACAAGGTATTGAAACTACAGGGGGTATAAAAGGGGATACTCTTTCCATTACAACTACTAATCCTCCTACAGCATCTGGTGGAATCCCTATCCCACTCCTGACTATGGGATATTCTGACACTAGTGAAGCCCCCAGAGTAGGTATAGGTACTTCTTCCCCAAAGACTTTATTTCAAATAGAAAGCCCATCTTCTTCTTTAGAAGCACCCGATATAATATTAACTATCCCAAGTGAATCAGTTTCTGTTGGAGATGAAACAGGTAGAATTGCCTTTAACATAGCCGACACTGCATTCTCTAGCTCAGGAATAGTTGCTTCAGGAAGCACTGCCGCTATATATTCTAAAGTATTGGGTACTGGAGTTGGAGGAAGTTATGGTAGTCTAGTATTTGAAATAAATGACAATATTGCTACAACAGAGCCCATAAAGGGTATGGAATTGGGTTATGGAATTGTAGACTACAGTGGCGTAGGGTTAGCCATCTCAGGAAACGTAGATATTAGTACTGGAGCCCCCCTTCTATACCTTAGAAATACTGGTACTGGGTATCCTGTAATGAAATTAGGATACAATTCTCCTACTGATTTTTCTGATGGAGAACTCCTTATATTCACTCAAGGTACAGCATCTGTTAAATTAAGTGCTGATTCATCTCCTGAAGATAATAGTTTTATTTACTATGGAAATTTAGGATTAGGAACATATACCCCTTCAGAAAAACTAGAAATAGTAGGCAATACACTTATTTCTGGTTCTCTCAATGCCACTTCCTCATTCACTGCATCAGGCCTCAATTACCCAGACACAGATGGTTTAGACCGCCAAGTACTTAAAACTGATGGAAATGGTAATCTGTCTTTTGGATATTCAGAAAATGTTGAAATTACAGTAAAAAATGTTTCTGGTGGGTCTATACCTAAAGGCACACCATGTTACGTCACGGGCTCTGGAACTTCAGGTAATATAGCAGGTATAATACCTGCAGATGCCAGTAATTTTTCATTAATGCCCGCTGGAATTATAGCTGGAGAAACCATAGCAGATGAGGCTGAAGGCGTAGGTTTAATAAATGGATTTATCCAAGGAGTAGATACCTCTGATTTCTCCTCAGGAGACACAGTTTACGTAGCTGTAGGAGGAGGGTATACCAATATTAAACCTACAGGTTCTGGTGTATACATCCAAAAATTAGGCAATGTAGAAAAAGTAGATGCTGTAAATGGTTCTGGGGTAATTAATGGTCCTGGTTATTATAATGACCTACCAAATTGGGAAGAAGGAAAAATCATGGTGGGTACTACTACCTACCCAGCCACTTCCTCATTTATTAATATTAATGAAACTAATTCTACTCTTATAGTAGATGGCACTATATTAGGTTCCGGAGGAGCCCAACTCAACCTAGAAGCATACGAATTTGGATACGAAATAACAACATCATTCCCAGTTACTGGGTCAGGTTTGATTGTAAGTTCTTCAAACCTCCCAGCTAACCATTACAATATGGTTAAAATAGGAGAAACAGAATTACTTGATATAAATTCAGCCCTTACCCCTAATACATTTTTTATACACAATGTAGATACAATAGTAGTTGCTTCAGGCAGTGAACCTGTAAATGTTTATGGTGATGGTCCTGGTAAATTATTTGAACACAACAGTAGTGAATTCAAAGTCTATTCAGATGATGGATTAAAACTCACAGTTAGTAGCGGTAGTTCTACTTTTAACCACCCTATATCAACAAACCAAATTTTAACAGCAGCCACATCAGCTTCCTCCCCCCAATATGTTGCTGTGTGGGAGGGCTCCCCTTCAGGAGTTCCCACAGCTTTAAAATATACCACTGCTTCTGCCTTTACAGGTGGAGGAGGTGGTTCATCCCCATATAGTTTAGGTACTTTTGGTGGTAGATATAATTGGAGCTCAACTGAAAGTGACGTAAGAATAGCCCATGGTTACACAAATGGCCCCATAGCAGGTGCTACAGCCAATGATGATAACTTTGGACCTTATTTAGACACCCATACAATAGATTCTACCACAGAAACATTTAATACTTATAAGATGCAATACTATGCCATCTACTCTCCTGTAGCAGGTGTCCCTCATATAAAAGCTTGGGGTAGAAGTTCAGATACTGATTTTGCAACTAATGGGTGTGAGATAGGAGTAAGTGTTTGGTCGGTAGATACTGAACCCTCAGATGGTGCTACTTCAACTCAAACTGCTACTTTACGAGCTACTTCTCCTACATTTACTGTTCCTAATAGTACTATAGGATATTTTGGAAATGGGATGGAAGCATCAGGCAGCTCTTCCCGCCCAGCAGGTTCTTTTTATTTAGTTACTTTCGATTTAAGTGGTAGTTTAGCTGCTACTGCTACCCTATATATGAATTTCCATCTATGGATAGAATAATATTTAAAAAATGTACATAGACTATAACACCCCCCTCCCGGAGCTATCTCCTACAGCTAGTCAAGCCGAAATAATTGAAGCTGTAAATAATGTCATTAAATTTCTTAATGTTCAAAATTTTCCCGACCCTAATTTGGGTCCAAAATAATTTGGTTTTTAAACTAAAAGTTATTATATTAACCTTAATCAATGTTTTGGTTAATAGAAAATAAAGAGAAACTAGAGGAACTAAGGGAGAAAAAACTCGGCAAAGTATTTGTCGAGTTAATCCCTCTAGACAATAAGGTACACCCTTCGCAAAACGATATTTCGTGTGTGTATATTAGGGGAATAAAAGACAGTAAAGGATATTTGCTGCCTATTAACCACCACGAGGCTTTTCCTATTGATATACGAGACATTTATTCTCTACTCCAACAATATGAAGAAATATTTGTACGAGACAAGAAAGAATTTCTCCACTACATGATTTTGAGGCAGTTGAGTGACACACACTTCATCTCTCCTACAGATATACAAGTAGACACTCCTACCCAAAACCATTACTATAGGAAACACCCAAACCTAAAGAACCTAAATACGATAATACCCATTGTAAAACACTATGAGTATTGTGAACAATTATACTCCCAACTAAAACACACATTCAACCTACCAAAACCAGCTTGGTTTGAGTTTTACAACAACAAAGCAACTCATGTGTTTTGGTGGATAGAACAAGAAGGCATCAAAACAAACCCCGATTTATTTGACAAGTATTTTGGGGTAGAAACAGACAAAACATATACCCAATTTAACCTCAAAACACTAACCACAAGGCCTTCAAATACCTTCAATGGTATTAACTATGCGGCGTTAGATAAAAAAAGTGGGTGTAGAGAAGCACTAATTCCCGAAAACGATTTCTTTTTGGAGATAGACATAAGTGCTTACCACCCTACGTTGTTGGCTCAAATGGTAGGATATAAGTTTGGCAGTGAGGATATCCACCAATCCTTTGCGGATATGTACGGAGTAGACTACAAAACAGCAAAGGAACTTACATTCAAACAACTATATGGAGGGGTATTTGAGGAATATAAAGAATTAGACTTTTTCAAGAAAGTAGAGGAATATATGGAGGAAGCTACCTCCCAAGAAACATTTGTATGTCAATCTAAATTTGAATTCAAAACTGGGGATAAGAAAAAACAAACTTTACTCAACTATATACTCCAGAATACCGAAACGTATTATAATGTTTTGATATTGGAGGAAATAATTAGGGAACTTAAGGAAAGCAAAACACGAATTGTGCACTATACTTATGATTCATTTTTACTAGATGTAGATAAAACCGAAAGAGAGATAGTAGAGAATATTAAAAACATATTCAAGAAATATGACTTTAATATTAAAATTGCTTATGGGGTCAATTACCATTCTCTAGAACCCATATAATATGTATAACACGACTATCAATCACATTATACTATAGATAAGAAATGAATAACAAACTATTTTGCACCTTCACGAATGGAGAAGATTTAGATGAATTGGTGCAAACCATAAATGAAAGTTATGACATTCTCTATGGGAAAATATTTGTTTTGTACATAAAAAGTAATGACGAGTATGTTTGCACATACAACGTAGATCCCTTAACGGCAGGTGATATATTACCTAATACTATATTAGTTCATAGAAAGAAAGAATCAAATACCCTTTACACAATAAATGCATTAAATGAGTTAATAAAGGTGTTGAATGGAGGAGTTGTCGATATTTATTATAAAGTAAATTGGCAGCATTACCGCAACACCATTTTGCTCACTCAACATAACGAATTGAAACAACTGAAAACTAGAATACATAAAATTATTGAAATATGAGCTTTGATTTAAAAAAATATTTGGCTGAAGGAGGTCTTGAAGCTAAACTAAATGAGAATGAAGGTATGTCTGATAATGACTTCATTAAGGCCTTGAATAAAGCCTTTGCTGCAGCAGATGATGCTGCCCTTGAAGAAGGGATGGACCCTGATCCTGAATTATACCCTGATGGATATGATTTTGAAGATATGGATGAAGGTAGAGGAAGACCATCAGGTACAGGTAGAGGCAGAGAAGTAAACTTCAAAATCTTTACAGGAGACAGAACCGAAGAAAATATTTTAAAACTCTTAAAGAAGTTTAATAAGCTCTATACTTCACCAAAGAACCCAACTCTCAATCCTAAAGCTAAAAAACCAAGAACCCCATTTAGCGATGAGGAACTGCAGAATCTAGCTACATTGTTTGCTAAAGGAGGACAAATTGCCTCTAAAGACATTATAGCTGCTATTCCTAGATATAAGTCCCCATCTCAAGCTAATGCTTTCCTTAATGCAATGGACGATTTAGGGCGTTCTAAAATCACCACTGTAGACAAGAAAGTACAGGACATGGAGAAACAAGAAAGAAGAGCATCAGGTAAAGAACCAGAAACCAGAGGCAGAAAGAGAAACACACCCCCAGCACCTAAAGAGCCAAGCGATGATCAATTAGCAAAAATTGAAAAAGAATTTAATTTAGATGAGAACGATGATTTCTTGAATGAATTCCTTTCTAAGCCTTTAAAGTAAAATTATTTTAAATATTTAAAAAAAGAAGCCAATTTAATTTGGCTTCTTTTAACTCAGTTATTATATTTAGACAAGTTACATTTTTAAAACAAAGTTATATTATGGATTTAAATGCAATTAAAAGCAAGTTGAATTCCCTCCAACAACAGCAAACAAAAGGAGGAGGAACAGACAAAAGTTTGTTCTGGAAACCAAGTGTGGGCAAACAAGTAGTCCGTATTGTCCCCAACAAATTTAATAAGGCAAACCCCTTTACCGAAGTGTATTTCCATTATGGTATTGGTTCTGCCCGTACTATCCTATCTCCAGTCAATTATGGAGAAAAAGATCCAATTGTAGAATTTGCTAAGCAACTTCGCACTACAAACGACAAAGACAATTGGCGTTTGGCTAAGAAATTGGATCCAAAAATGCGTATTTTTGTTCCTGTAATTGTTCGAGGTGAAGAACACGAAGGAGTAAAATTGTGGCAGTTTGGCAAAAACCTATACCTCGAAATGTTGAGTATGGCTGATGATGATGATATCGGAGACTACACCGACATCTTTGAAGGCCGTGACATTACTGTAGACACAGTTGGCCCAGATGTTACAGGTACTAGCTACAATAAATCTTCTGTCCGTGTTCGCACCAAGCAAACACCACTTTCAGAGGACAAAGCCCAAATTGAGCAATGGTTGGAAAACCAGAAAAACCCAATTGAGGTTTTCAAGCACTATTCATTTGATGAAATTAAAGGTTTCTTGCAGGAATTCTTGAATCCTGAAGACCAAGCCCAAGAAGGAGACATCATTGATGATGAAAAACCATCACAAATTGACGACGATCTCCCTTTTGATAATAGGGGGTCACAAAACAATTATGCTCTGAAGACCCCCCAGAAGCAAAGTAAGGTTGATAAATTTGACGAACTCTTCAGCTAATGGCAAAACGTAGTAAATCATTAAACGAAGCAGTATCTTCAGAACTTCAATCTAAATTTGATTTAAATAAATTTAAGGAGAAAAAACTACTTAAATCTAATTTAAAATTCAAATCCCAGACTTGGATTCCACTTTCAAAAGCATTCCAAGATGTAACTTCACTCCCAGGCATCCCTATGGGTCATATTACCCTAGTAAGAGGCCACTCTGATACCGGAAAGACCACCGCCTTGATTGAGGCGGCGGTCTCCGCTCAGAAGCGAGGTATTCTTCCTGTATTCATTATCACTGAGATGAAATGGAACTGGGAGCATGCTATCCAAATGGGTTTGGAAGTTAATGAGGAAGTAGATACGGAAACAGGCGAAATCACCAACTATGATGGTTTCTTCCTGTATGCAGACAGAGGAACACTCAATACAATTGAGGATGTAGCAGTATTCATTTTGGATTTAGTAGACGAACAGAAAAAAGGCAATTTACCTTACGACCTATTGTTCCTGTGGGACTCAATTGGGTCTGTACCTTGTGATTTGTCTGTTCGCTCCAACAAAAACAACAATGAATGGAATGCAGGAGCAATGTCTACCCAGTTCGGTAACAATGTAAACCAGAAAATCTTGTTGTCTCGCAAGGAAAGCAGCCCATACACCAATACACTCGTTTGTATTAATAAAGTGTGGACAGCTAAAGCAGAAACACCAATGAGTCAACCTAAATTGATGAATAAAGGAGGTTGGGCTATGTGGTTTGATGCTACCTTGGTAATAACATTTGGCAATGTTTCCAATGCTGGTACTTCTAAAATTAAGGCTATTAAGGATGGCAAACAAGTAGAATTTGCTAAGCGTACTAACCTTCAAATTGACAAAAACCACATTAATGGGGTTACCACTAGAGGTAGGATCATTATGACATCTCATGGTTTTATCAATGACGACGATAAGGAACTCAAGCAATACAAGAGCGACCATGCTAAAGAATGGAGCCAAATCCTAGGAGGTACTGATTTCAATGTTATAGAAGAAGAAGTAGACGAAATCCAAGACATCAACTCCTTCTCTCAAGAACCAGATTAATTATGGGTAAGAAAGAATATTTAGAGATGCTCAATAATATTGAGCAGGGTAAAGACTTACCTAAACTTAGCAGACACGATAGAGTTTTAATTATTGATGGATTAAATCTATTCCTAAGGAATTTTGCTGTACTTAATTTCATCAATGAAAGTGGAACTCACATAGGCGGTTTAGCTGGTTTTCTCCGCTCTCTAGGTTCTTTAATTAAACAAATCCAACCCACTTCTGTTTATGTTGTATTCGACGGTGTAGGTTCTTCCACTAATAGGAAGAACTTACACTCCGAATACAAATCAGGCCGAAATGTTAAAGTCACTAACTGGGATGTATTTGATAATTTAGATGAAGAATCCGAGGCAAAAATAGACCAAATAGTGCGCCTAATCCAGTACTTAAAGTGCTTGCCTGTTAAAACCATATCGGTCAGCAAGGCCGAGGCGGATGACGTTATTTCCCACTTATCTCAAACATTAGATAAAGAATACGATTCTAGAGTCGTTATAGTCTCTAGCGATAAAGACTTCCTTCAATTGATAAACAAAAACATTACTGTATACAGACCAATTGAAAGAGAATTTTATGACGTTAGAACTGTAGTAGAAAAATTTGGTGTACCTCCTCATAACTTCATCTACTATAAAACCCTAGTAGGAGACTCCTCAGACAAAATCCCAGGAGTAAAAGGGATAGGTTCTAAAGGTGTGCTTAAAAAATTCCCTGAATTAGCAGGCCCACCCCTAGAATTAGACGATATCTTTACTATTAGTGAATCCAAACTAAAGGAGGGAATTGTATACCCTAGAATTATCCAACATTGGGATGAAGTAGAGAAATACTATAAGATAATGGATTTGAAAAACCCATTATTAGACGAAAAAGAAAAAGAATACCTAGAAGAAAAAATTGAGGAAAAAGTAACTGGTTTACGTACATTAGATTTCTTATCTTTATATGAAGAAGATGGTTTAAACCACATTATTAAAAACACTGAATTTTGGGTTAAAGATAATTTTGCTAATTTGAAGATTTATGACGCTTAACACTCTACAAAACTACGGTTCTGGCTTCCAAATAAAGGTGCTGTCTTCGTTGCTTACCCACAAGGAATTCTTGCAGAATATCCACGATATCCTAAGCGACGAATACTTCGACAACCAAGCCCACAAATGGGTTATCCAACAGATACTCCAGTACTATGAAAAATATCATACTACTCCTACTATGGAGGTACTCAAAGTAGAGACTAAAAAAATCACAAACGAGGTCCTACAACTATCTGTTAAAGAACAACTTAGAGAAGCATACCAAGCTTCAGACACTGACTTAGAATATGTTGAACAAGAATTTTCTGCATTTTGCAAAAACCAACAACTGAAGAAAGCACTGCTCAACTCAGTAGATTTGCTTAATGCAGGGGACTACGATTCAATTCGAATTTTGGTAGACAATGCTTTGAAAGCAGGTGGGGACAAGAACCTAGGACACGAATACAACAAAGACACAGAAGGAAGATATAGAGAAGAAGCACGTACCATTGTACCTACTCCTTGGGAGAAATTCAATGAAATGATGCAAGGTGGTTTAGGCAATGGTGATTTTGGACTTATATTTGGCAACCCCGGGGGTGGCAAATCTTGGAGCTTAGTTGCTTTAGGAGGACACGCTGTAAAATTGGGATACAATGTCTTACATTATACTTTAGAATTAAGTGAAGATTACGTAGGCCGTAGGTATGACGCTTTCTTTACTAATATTGGGGTAGATCAAATCGTAAAACACAAAGATAAAGTTACAGAACTTATAGAGAAACTGCCGGGCCAATTGATAATTAAAGAATTTCCAACAGGAAGAGCTACAGTATCTATGGTAAAATCGCATATACAAAAATGTATTGACCTTGACTTTAAACCTGATTTAATTATTATTGACTATGTAGATCTTCTCTCTTCAAAACGTAGAGTTCAAGACAGGAAAGGTGAGATTGATGATATTTATCTAGGCACTAAAGGCTTAGCTAGGGAGCTTCAACTACCCATTTGGTCCGTATCTCAAGTAAATAGAGCGGGCGCTAAAGATGATGTAATTGAGGGCGACAAAGCGGCTGGTAGCTACGATAAAATCATGATAACTGACATTGCCATATCACTCTCAAGAAAGAAAGAAGACAAAGTAAATGGAACAGGACGCTTCCACGTTATGAAAAATAGATATGGCATGGATGGTATGACATTCTCAGTTAAAGCAGACACATCTACCGGTCACTTTGAAGTACTTGATCAACATTTCGACAGTGATGAAAGCGTACCAAACCAAAAAATAGAAGGCACTAATTTTAGTGTAATGGATCGAGATATTTTAGCTCAACAATTTTTTAAACTTAGTAATTAAACCAACAATAAAATGGCAAATAGTAAACTATTGCAGGAGAGAATCATCTACAAGCCCTTTGAATACCCAGAGGCATTCGATTACTGGCTTAAACAACAACAAGCACACTGGCTACACACTGAAGTACCAATGATGAGTGATTTGAATGACTGGAAACAAAACTTAAACGAAACAGAAAAGAATATAATTGGTTCTATCCTTAAAGGTTTTGCTCAAACTGAAACTGTAGTAAATGATTATTGGAGCGGTTTGGTCACCAAGTGGTTTCGTAAACCCGAAATAATTATGATGGCAACCACATTTGGGGCAATGGAAACTATACACGCAGAAGCATATTCTTTATTAAATGAAACACTTGGACTCGACGACTTTAGTGAATTCCTCGAGGATGAAACTACAATGGCAAAAATTGAAAAC